TAGTCTAGGGAAGTTGACCGTTAAGGGTACTGATGCGGGAATGCTCATAGAAAAGCACGACGATGGTTCAAGTGGTGGACCTACTCTCGCACTTTACAGGTATTCTGCATCTGTCGCTGATAATGATTTAATTGGTCAGGTGAATTTCCGAGGCGAGGGTTCGACAGGAAATCCATCAACATACATGTCTATCAGAACTGAGATAGAAGATACCACTGAGGGAACGAAGGACGGCTCATTGATTGTTAGGGGATTAATCAATAACTCACAGACGAACTTGGTCGAGATTCATGGAGCAGGTCTTACGTTGAGTCAAGGGTCATACAATGTAGGCAATGTATCTAAGGATGCTAATACTGTATCAGGTTCTAGTTTGGCTAATGGTAGTTCTGTGACATTATTTACTGTCCCTGTCACTACTAGAGGATTTAGAGCAACTATATATGTGAAAGACACAAGCAACACTGAATATCAAATCGAAGAAATAATAGGATATAACACAGGATCGGGCGTTGATTTCTCATCATTCGGTCAAGTCTACAGTGGTTCTGCTCCTATCGGTTCTCTTGATGCGACGAATAGTAGCGGCACAACATTAATACAATTTACAAACGGACAGGGTAGTGCAATTAACTACCAAGCCACTATCAGTGTGACGCATATGGATTTGAGTTGAGGTGATTGAATGGGAAGACAGCCTTTTAGATTAGTACAAGCAGATGGAACGGTTAAGTCGGCAGCAGATGTAGGTGCTGGTGGAGGTGGTAGTAGAAGCACTTTGCTAAAAGCATTCGTAGATGGCTATGGTAAGAACAACACTAACGCAGGTGTATCAAACTATCAAAATACGTTGACCACAGCGAATCACACTTCACAAAGCCTTTATTCCACAATAACACTCAATAATGCTAATTATGAAGGGGCGCATGGATATCCATTTATGGCTACTATGGATGGTAGTGTGACAAAGGTGAGGGCTAGATTTTACAGGGCAGAAACAGGTTCGGAGTTAACTGACCCTAAAGTAAGAATAGGTATCTATGATGTTGATGAGATAAGCACAGGTAGATTGCAGGTCACTGACCTACAAGGGTATTGGGATATGCCAACAGACTCAACCGGACATGTGACAATCACAGGTCTTACGAGTGGTAGTGTTAGTCTGACTAGGGGAAAGATGTATTTCGTAGCCTATGTTCTACTATATGACTATCAAGGTAATTCATCCACTTGCGCTCAATTTGCTGGAAACTCTAGTGACTTTGAAAGGCAGTTGATACATGGCGTTAACTCAAACCCAACTAAACAAGCGTACCTATACGAACCTGCATTAGACCATACCTTACCCTCTACATGGGGCCATAGTGCAAATTATTTTGACGTAGGCACAACCTTTTACAGTAGACCTTGGTTCAACTTATATGCTTCGTAGGTGATTAAATGGAAAGAAATAGACCGGGAATACCCCTTAGAAACTCAATAGAGTATAACAATGGAATACGCACTGAGACAATGGAAGATATTGATTGGTTTGATATAAGAGAACATAGGAATGCTTGGCTGGTATTCACAGACATATATGCTCTAAGCGACATCAACTCAGGCTTGACAGAACAACAAAAAACTGAAATAAACACTTTCAGACAAGAACTGAGGGACATCACAGAATATGCCACTGCAAATGAGGCATGTGATAACTTTCCACAAGTACCGGATTGGGTAGAGGATTGATAGAAAATGGCACTTAGAATAACATATGAAACAGACCACGGAATAAACTGCACTGAAGCGCATTGTGTGATAAGTAGAGCAAGATGTATCAAAGGAGAAGCGAATTTCACATTGACATACAATGGGGAGATATATTACAATGAGCAATCGTATTTAGATGGAAAGACACCCGTTGCCGGATTCAACATGGAGTACGAATTAGACATAAATGATGATGCTAATCATTACAATATAGTAAAGGAATGCTATGAGCATCTCAAGACTGTCGATGGATTCGACAATGGTGTAGATTGTTAGATTTCAAACCTACTAGAGACATGCATCTGCACCAATACGCAGATGAATACTATGTTGAAGTAGAGTATGAGCATCGTGGATATCTCTACTCCCCTTTGCTCATTGATGAACATAGTCATCAATATGGTGTATGACATCAACAATACTACAACGAGGAAAGTTGAGATATTGTAGCCAACAGTGCCGAACCTCATCAGTTCAGCCTCAGTAGTGTCATGAGCGTGGTCATGAATCTATTTCTATTCGGCACATCCAATGTTAATTCGTCCATCGTCTCATTAGCCCACTCATTGAACCATTGGCAGTTCCGTTCCACAGTGTAGAAATTACACTGGGTCGTAAATTAACATTGTGTTTGAAGGGGCGATCTTGTGCAAAAAAACGAGCCTAAATTTTCTCGAAATTTTTTTGGGAGGCGGAAGCGACGGACCAAAGGCCCGAACACTCCCGACACTCCCAAATCTTAATTTTCTTTGGCGAACCGACGTATACGCCTGATATTCTCAGGGGTATTGTCCATTGTCCACAATAGGGGCATTTGTCATGAAGACCCACTTCTCTCACTCTCTTCCCTGATGAGCGTTTCCATGTACTCTTCCACGTTAGAGTGCGTGTATCGAGTGCTGCCAAACGCTGCAAAGAAAAGCAACGAGATTACTATCACAAATATTATCCAACCAAACCATTCCCAAGGTGTCATTTACCATTCAACTCCTAATTCAACTTCTTCTTCCTTCTCAATAGAATATCCCTTGACAAAGGAATTCTCTTGACCATACTTCCATAGATCATAAACCAACTCGCAGTCCTTAAGACAATACTCAGCAACCTCAGAGTAGCCACCCCTCTTCCAAACGATAGGTGCTTCCTCACTTGTCATAGTCTTGTCGTCTCCTAGGGTCTTCGTCACAAGGTTCGATAGGGTGAATCTCTCACCTGTTATCGATCTTATGTCCCTACTGGTATCGATGTAGGCTTTCTTATCTAGGTATTTCTTTATGCAATATATGTCAAGTGCATTCTTCAACACAGGAAGATCGAAGGAAACGATGTTGTGTCCTAGTAGTTTGCCTCCCTTCTCAAGATGGTCGTCCAAATCATACTTTAACTGTGAGATGGGCTTGATGTTGTATCCGCTCTTCTGTAGCGAATCAACTGGTTCATCGATGTATATCGTGCCTGTGTTGCCATCCCAAGTGCATACTGTGGATACCTGAAACATATGGGTATTACCCCATCCTCCTATGTCATAGGAGTAGTTTTTTGTCTCAAGGTCTATTGCTAGTACGCTCATTTCTTATCATCTGACCAAAGTTTGTCTATCTTCTTCTGCTCTGCTGCTTTGGGATCGGGAGCGGTTGCTGGTGTTCCTTTCGCCATCCATGCGCATAGTTTGTCTCCACCTACGTTGATCATGGTCTTCACTTCCCATCCTTCCTTTCCATAGGTGTTCAAGGACTCCGTAATTACCTTGGGTCCATCACTTACATCGAATATCAGATATTGGTGATCGTATTTCATAGTACCACTCTTTCCAATACAGGGTGTGCTTCGGTTGGTATTTGAACATTGTCAATCTTTTCATCCTCTTTCATGGTAATCATTCCCCTACCCACTTTATGTATGCCTTCTTCGCTATCCTCTTTTCCTCAAAGTTGTCTGATATCTTTTGGAACCACTTGTAGATAGTTGATTCTCCCTTCTTCGTGGTTGATCTAACCTTACCTATCAATATGGTCTTGTTGACGAACCCATCAGAATCAGGCTTGTTCAACTCGTCATACACCTGCTTGAAGATATTCACGTTTGCCTTCTCTTGAAGTCCCTTTCTCTCGACTCTAAGTGCAGTATCCAGCCACGATACTAGACTCTTGTAGCACTGCCTGATCAGTGATCCTGCCTGTGCCACGTTCCTTGAGTTCACTTGGAACCTCTTTGATTTGTCAGTAATACTAGGTGCTTCTGCGATTGCACATAGCATCGATATCCTGACCAAGTGGTTGTTCAACCTAGTTAAGAAGTTCGTTGCTATATCCATAACTTCAGCCCTACTGCTTTCCACATACTTACGCATACTCTCATACTCACGAAGCACTGCGTTATTGAAGTCATTGGAGAATGTCATTACCTTGAGTGGGTCATTACCTACATCGGTATATCTCTCCTTCAATGTCTCATGTACCTTGGCAAAACCTTGAGCAAACCTCTCGATGGGTGCTTTGTTGTCTACTACCTTCCCATACTCGTTGATCACACTAGTGCGTATCTCATCTTGGATCGATTGGGGAACCTCCCAAATGAATATCAGCATCCTTTGCATGATACCCTTCTCAGCAATAACCGATGTCAGTGCCTTTGGTATGTATGAGGTGGCGTAGACAGACCGTTGACATCTGCATTCTAGGACAGTATCACCATCCTTGAGTTTCTTGGTGATGACCCAGTTCTCTCCCCAAAGAGTATTCATCAGTGTCATTAGATACATGACCACATTCTCTTTGTGTTGTGATTGCTTGAATACTCCTGAATACTCAAACTCATCGTATGCGGCTAGTCCTTCGCCTTCCAACGCTCCATCGATTTGAATGGCAACCTGTCTTCTGACCATATTACCGTTCTCATCTTCTTCTTCCTGAATCTCGCTTCCCATAGAACCAACCAGTGCCGCATCAGTAGTATCCTTCACTGAGAATATATCAAACTCAGTACGATACTTCTGATTGATTAGGTCAAATGTCAACTGAGACACAGGCCCAAAGAAATCGTATAGGGTGGACTTACCTGTACCGGATGTCTGCATCCATAGGAACTGTATCCTAGTATCGTCTATTCTCCTACCATGTGGTATCGCTACCATATCCTTGCACAACTGTCCTAGTAGCACATAGAAAGACATAGCCGAGGGAACAGGATTGTGCAGAGATACCTCTGTTGCACTTCTCATGTATGCCTCGACTACCTTCGGTAGAACCGACGCTTGCGTTCTTCTTTGCATCTGAGCAAAAGAAGCGGTGTTCTCTTGTTGCTCAAAATACAATCTGTCTTCTTCATCATTATCATATATTTCCATTCATATCACCTGTTTGTCCTCTGAGTTCAATAACTCATGGATTCTCTCTGCTAACACTTTACCGAACCCATCTAGCATAGCAATCTCCGATGGTGGTGTCTCTCCTATCTCCATGATAGAACCAAACTCATCAATGAGTAGTTTGGCTTTCTTCTCACTTATTCCGGGTATGGTCGTGAGTACATCTAATCTCAAATCAGTAGTGCTGATTCTCTTCTGTTTAATCAGTCTAGGGTTATACACATCCCTAGCGATTGGTTGCATCTTGCAGACTACACAAATCATGTGTGCCGCAGTCTTCGCATCTTTGACCCATAGTATGCTTGAGTCCAAGTCTAGTATTATCTTGCCCATGGCTCCATGGAACTTATTTGATACAGTGTTGAAGTGGCCCTGTCCATATGCCTTGTAGGAGTCGAATGCTGACTTGAAGTCACCATACACTATCACTACGTTGTTGTCGAATGCCCTGTCCATGTTGTCTAGTTGGTTCCACAGTCTCTTGTTCATCACAGACTGTAGGAAATCGAAAGATGACTTGGCTTCAAAGCATACGTCATTGAAAACATAATCACCAATCTCCAACCACTCCTTCTCATATGGAATGTTCATCTTCGTGGCCTTGTCAATCACATAGGCGGTCAAGTCCGAGTCTTCTCTGCTATCAATCACCAACTTATTCATCGTGATACCTCCAACACTTTCCCACACAATACCCCTGTGGTATCAATACGTTCTTGCAACCGGGAGCATGATACCCACGATTGACAATGAAATCGACATGGCTCTTCGTTTTAGCCTCATCCCAATCCAACCATATCTCATCATTACTGGCAATGGT